ATTCTATCCGAAGGTCAGCCGGAAGTTTGACTAAATTTGTTTAACTACAAGTCGTTTCTTCCTATGATTAACGATTATAAACTTTGGAAGTAGGTGACTGGCTTTGCACGTGAGCTATGCCAGTCACTGAAGGATGTCCTGGACAATGACAAAGTGTAGTGTAGCATTTCGATTGCTTCGGGATTGCTCGACATGGCGTTAGGAACAGGCATCATATTCTCAACGCTAACCTCCATAGGTCTTATGTGCTGGAATGCAATGAGGAGTTACGATGGCTTTGCAAGAGAGCAATGCCATTCGCTGAAGGATGTTTTGGATAATGACAAAGTGTAGTGTGGCATTTCGATTGCTTCGGGATTGCTCGACATGGCGTTAGGAACAGGCATCATATTCTCAACGCTAACCTCCATGGGTCTTATGTGTTGGAATGCAATGAGGAGTTGTGATTGACGGAGCAATCCGTCAAAGTAGAGAAATCGGATTGACGATTGGGTGGGTTGGTGGGAATTTTAAAAAGTAGGTACGTAAAAATATATAGTGACTATCTCAGCGCACCACGCCGATAGGCACTATTATTTTGCGGTAGATTTAATGTAGAGTTTAATAGGGTTTAGAATTAAACGCTACTTTTTAATACTGTTTAATCAAGCCGATTTATCTTGGTTTATAGCGGCTTAGATAGTGACTATTATAGTGACTACACCCTGTAGTGACTAAAAGAAAAATCGCCAACTCTATGAGAATTAGCGATTTGACTTTTACTTGGGTGGTGCCACCAGGGGACACCGACTCTGATTGTATTTTATGCTGAAAATCAGTTCCTTATACTTGTATTGCGCTTAAATTTTGTCACACAATCTGCACAAGTTGTGTCACAACTCCGCGTTTTATACTGCAAAATAAGCTATAAAATTTGAATTTTAAGACCCATTATCTCGCTAAAATTTGAATTTTAAGCCTCCACTACGCCCTATAAGCGTTAAATATGGTTAATAAATAAGGCGGTCATCTCGCTTTTACACGAGAATAACCGCCTTGCCAGGCAAGAAAGAAAAATTGTTCAAATTAGCCAAGGATTTTGTTCGGGATCATAACTTCTCTGGAAGGTTTCTAATGCCCAGTCCACTTTAGGAGCGCATGAGTCGCGCTCCCTCTTCCTCGGTAACTGAGGATTGATTTTGAACTTCGAGGCATTGTAAAGCCATTGAATAGAGTCCTCATAAGCCCAACGTCGCGTTTCCGGGATATTGGTGGCAGAAATTATTGAGTGAAGATGATAAAGAGCTATACGGCTCATGTGAGCTACGACATTGGCGTTTCTCGGATCATCCCTTGTGATGTTAACACCTTCTATCAGTTCGTCTGGATTAGGATTGAAAACTGGATAGAAAACTGTGCCTTCGGCCACGACGTAATCAAAAGCACCCTCTGAGTAATCATACTCCAGCTCTTCTGAATAATCACCGATGAGACCCCAACAATCATCCTCTTCAGGAGTTAGCACTGTTTCATCTGCCGGAAGATCTGGAGTAGGCACTGGCTCTTCATCGCCTTCTCCTATCTCCTCTTCTCCTTCTTCATTCTGAGTAGAGATTTCTGAATCATCATCAATCGACGGTTCGGTAGGCTCTGGCTCTTCAGGGAACGGTTCGGGAGTCTCTTCAGGCTCTTCGCTCTCGTCATTCCCAAGGTACTGATAGAATTGGTCGTTGAAAGAGCATACCTGATTTTTCTCCCACTCCATATTAGGCTCCCAAGGTGTAATTTCAGCTTCACGCCATGCTTTTACTCCCGGCATGTGGATTTCTCCACTTTCATAGCCGTGAGGTACCATGCACTGCCAGTATTCAGTACCAAACCTAACAATTTCTCCTTTAGGATATGTCCTTAACTGAGAATATTTGTGAGCATGATCAATAAGTCGAGGATCGATAAAATCAACAACCTGACGCCAATATTCAATTTTTGTCGGTTTCTTATAACCATTGATGTGCATCAGGGTCTTGAAGATTTCCTCATCTTTCTTAATCCAGGCCTGGCCCGGATAAGACACATAAGGACTATACTCCCGAATATTTTTGCCCACAGCCAGTATCTTTTCTATTTCATAATACTGGTCCAGGTATTCCAGCAACTGCATCTCCGCCCTATGCTCGGCTTGGGGGAAACGCTCTGGAACATCACGGATAAGCTGCTTCATGTGCTCTTCAGTAGCAATGCAGCAGTAATCCTTATTTGTCAGAAAACGATGATATGCCATATTATTTTGTACTGTTTTATTTATTAATAGTCAAAATCACCATATACAGTGTCGTTTGAGTCAATAGTGGTTACAATCTCGGTAGATGCAGTTTTATATTGGGAATAATACTGACTCAAATAGTATATCATCGCATAATCAAAACAGTCTGAGAAGTGCCCCCATCGTTCAACGCGCTCACCATTATCATTCAATACTTTCTTCTTTTCCTTGGTGCCATCCGGGTTCTTTTTCTGATATACAAAGTCCTCAATCAGTCTATGACAACGTGCATCAATATAAACCTTCCAGCCTTTGAAATTTTGTAACAGTTCATTGATAAACTCCAATCGAGTAATCATTGCCGGCTGCTTGCTCAATAGCTGAATCTTTGGCTTCAGTACGGCGTTTGTCATATTCTTATTGGCGATTGTGAAGTTATTGACTCCCTCTTCAGTTTGAGTAGAGCGAGACAATCCAGCAGGGTCTCCAGTCAATAATACACCACCAATATGACCGTCCGCTACAAGCTGAGAGGCAATCCAGCGAGTGAATGAAGGAGTGTTGTTTCTCTTATCTTTGGGATAGCCGACATATTCAGGAAAGACACACACAATCTTATTGTCGTAATCAATCTGGATAGGAAGGCAACTCATATATGGATTGACATTGAAGTCAAAACTGAGGATGAGAGGCTTCATCGGATTGTAAGATTGTTCCCTAAGATTATGCACAAGATGCGTGTCGCCATCAAAATTCCAATATGCTGCCATTTTGTTACTGGTGGTAAATAGCCAGTTACCATAGAGCAGACGGTCTCGGTCAGCTTTATTACGAAGTTTGCTCAACTTATTGTAGTAGATAGCTCGGAATTGCTCATTAGGATTGTCGAAAAGACTGAATGGAATATAGCGATAACCAGACTGAAGTTCCACCGGATCTCCATCATCTGTCATTACAAAGGTAGAGCGCACCCATGTCAAACAAGGATTTGTTGACATAAACAATTTACCCACAATAAAGGTCTCTGCTATCTTATAACGAATACGGGAAGCCAATACCTCCACAGCCTTCTCAGAGACCTCAGAAACCTCATCTATGAAGCCTCCAGTGATTTCCAAAGAACCAAGGGAGTTGAAATCAGGGTCTTGAGGGCTTGGAGTCAAGTCCATTGCTATGATTTCAGAACCATTCCAAAACGTAATTACATAAGTCACGTTATTGACGTGGTAATGAATATCTTTCTTTAATCCCCATGAATTAAGTACATCATTCAGTGTTTTCCAAGTGGTTTCCAGAAGAGTCTTACGGACCTTACGGGCAACCACCATGCGAATACCGGGGAATTGAATACAACTACATACAAGCCAACAGCAGCCGATGTAAGACTTACCACCACCGGCAGAACCGCCACCCAAGACTTGTTCAGGAATGTCTGTATTGCCACATTGCACACATGTAGCTCTATAAACCTGATGTCCTTTGCTGTCAAATCCATTTGGCCGCATAGCGAGCTTACCCCCACACTTATCACAATGGTTAGGTTGCAGGGCGTTCCAAAGCTCATATTGTCTTGCGGAAGGTTTGAATGTTATTTTGAGACCTCTTGGTCGTTCTAATCTTGCCATTATTAAGATACTTTTCTCAATAATAGTCCGATAACTAAAAAGAGCTACGGTATAGTTACTACTCCATAGCTCTTAATAAATTTATTCTTAACAATTCGTATCGATTGCTGAAACATCATTACCACTGCTGGGAACAATCTGTTTTGTTTTCTCCAAAGGGATATATTTTATAGGTACAGATTGCTTAGGTTCGCGTCTGCCGCATTTTTCAGGATCACATTGTTCATTGCCAAATTCCCTACGACAGAACCATGTTTTGAAAAAATCACGTTCTCGCTCTAAATCCGCAATTCGTTTCGTATAAACAATCTCTTGCTGAGTCCTTGCCAACAAATCTCGCTGTACGTCTCGCAGTCTATCTGTTTGCTTATCAAATCGTTCCTCCCAGTCTTTAATATCTTGCTGATGTCGATCTTCTTTGTCGGCATTCATCCTGAGCAATTCATTTATGCGCTCATCCTTAAACTTAACATGCTCACGCTCGGCTTCAAGCTGCTCCTTCCAGATATTCCATTCATCGGCTTTGCTCTCAACCTTTGCCTTACTGACGTTTGCCTCTGCTAAAGCAGCTTCAGCTTCTTTAAGACGTTTATTTTGTTTACGGTATAACCATGCTCCAACACCGCCCAATGGGGTGATAATACCAAGTATTGTACCAAGCATGGTCGTGATTGCTGTAATATCCATATTCATGATCATTAAAACCAATGCTTAGTTCTTTTTAGATTGACATTTAATATTCTGCAATTTATTAACTGCATTTTGGCCAATCTTCTTTAAGTTATCAGGAGTGATTGGCTTGTTATTTTTTTTCATTTCTCGATGATGTCTATAGTTTGAAGGCTGACAATCTCAGCTTTTGGATTGTGATTGATTACTTTAATACCTTTTTGTTCTTTCCATTTGATTAATCCGAATAGCCAAGAATGTTTTTTCTGAACACTGAGTATGGTTAAACTGTCCCGAACTTCATAATCAATAATGGTCTTTTTATCCGGCAATACCTCAACATCTATATCCACAAAATCATCTTCTAACTTCGCTTTGATTCCACCGAAAGAATCAATTACTGCAATCACGGTATCAATACTATGAATTGTGCTTGAAACTTCCGTTACATTGCTAATGTCCTTCGGCTTTACCTTAGAAGCTGCCAATAAATTGTTATACTTAGCCTTAAGATTATTCTGAGTCATATTCAGGCTCTTGACTTCTGCCTGATATAAGGCAATAGAATCATTCAGTTGAATCTTGGTATATTTGATTTCCTGATTCAAGTCACTGATAGTTGCCTCCAATGTATTGGCCTTGTGCTGATATTTTGCAACCTGACTATATGTTTGCCAAAGAAAAAAGCAAAGAATCCCAATAACCAGATATGGGTTATATTTATTTAAGATTATTTTCCACATAAGTTTATAGATTAGAGGTTTGAATACTCTTTCTTGACCTCAAAACAAGGACAAGCCTTATTTGCAAACTCCTTATGTCCGTGAATGGTGGCATTAGGATATAGCTTCTTCAAATCCTTCAGGAGTTTGAGAAGTGCCTTTTTCTGCTCGGCAGTGCGAGTATCTTTAGGTTTTGTACTACCTACCTCTCGACCACCTATATAGCAAATGCCGATACTGATGGTATTGTGGTTAGTGCAGTGGGCGCCGGCAATGTCGATGTCACGCCCCAGATGAATAGAACCGTCACGATAAATCACATAGTGATAGCCTACATCTGAGAAGTTACGAGCCTTATGCCATGCCCGAATGTCTGCTACAGTAAAGTCTTTCCCCTCTGGGGTGTCAGAGCAATGGATAATGATCTCTTTAATATTGCGCTTGCTCTTAGCGATTGAAGAGACTCCTTTGGCCTCGTCTGCTTCGATGACAGCCCATGTCTTAGTACCAACAATGCCGTCAGCGGTCAATCCATGATTTTTCTGGAACTCTTTAACCGCCTCTTCAGTCAAAGGTCCAAAAATACCATCGGCCATCAAATGAAGATAAGTCTGCAAGTGCTTAACTTCTTGGCCTCTGCTTCCTTTTTTTATAGTTTTCATCTTATAATATTGTTGATTTTAATATACTTAGAGTTCTCATTTTGTTGATGGTGTCAGGTCCTTCAATCGAGCTAATAGGGATATAATAATTTCTAATTCGTCTCATCACCTTAACATCAACATAAGCTCCGGTTAAGTTGCCCCCAGTAAATAAAATCCGTGTGACTACGCCAGTCCTATTTGTTAAAAGGCTATTTCCATTCTGCTCCAACTTTTTGGAATAACGAATTGTAATCTGATCCCCGACTTTTAACTCATTCATATACAATGAAATTAGATTAAAAATTATTCAATCACTTTATCAATTCCATTGTCCTTATTGACTTCCGGCACAATCAAGTTGAATGTAATACCATCGCCGTCTGCACCTTCCAGCATAACCTTATGTGCAATATCTTCCTTGATACCATACATATCGGTCAATTTGCTGATAGCGTTAACAGCGACAGAGCGTAGAGCAGCCGGAGATTGAGTGTTGCCCCAGCGATCAACCACCATCAGAGTAGAGCACTCATCAGCAATTTTCAATAGGGTTTCAGTCAATCTGGGGCGTAGTGTTGTTGCGTCAACTAATGTTTCGCTTCTTAACTGGTCTATGCGATCCCGAATATCATCGCGTGTTATAAGCTGCCGAACGGCAATGGCGACTTCAACCTCATTTTTTGTATGCTCTTCAACCCCATCTTTAGAGGGATCAAACAGCGCCCCTGTATTCCCGTTGAATACAAGGTCAAAGGTTTTGCGCGCATTGCCGTTATATGGTGAAGGCCCGCAGGCATATACCAGGCAGAACTTCTCTTCTTGGTCTGTGAGCTTCATTTTCTATTGTCTATAAAAATTATTGTTCTTTTATAGATAATAGAAAACTTGCTCATCTAAACTCAATATCTCATTTCTCTGATGAATTACTACGCAGATTTTGGTTCATAATTTGGTGTCGGAACAACTTTACAATCCCTTGCAGACATTGCTCAATTCGCTCCATCGTATTCAATTCAGTCATATTAAAATTGAACTGAAGTGCATATCCACCGATATATGCAAGCACTTTCCCGGTTTTCTCATCACTTATCTGACAGATGTCTAAATCCTCTCTTTCCCGGAACATCATCACTCCAGTTGTAATTGAATCAAGATAGGCTTCAGGCATACCATTTTCATCAATCAGCTGAATGGGTGTTGGATGATTTACACGCTTCATCTGAACGACCTGATTATGATTGACATTGACGGTATCGGACTTTACATCTATCTTTTTTTCGCTCTCAAACTTGGGCTGGAAAGTAGTCTTGTCAGACTTTGACTGCACAACATCTTTATGCACATTGGCATTTACAGCTTGTGCAACTGCATCACTGGCCGGTTTCATCGTTCCAGTGGCTTTATCAAATTTGAACTCTGTTTTCATAATTATATCTTGAAATGATCCCTAAGTTTCTCTCGTTTTTCAGCAGTTAGACCTCCGACTTCAGTACCACCACCAGCAGACTGTGAGCGCATCCTTGCAGTGAGCACTCTTACGATTTCTCTGGTAGCAGTCACATCAGCGTCTGCATCGTGAGCGTCATCCAGATCAATGCCCAGACGCTCTGCCATAGCCTCCAGTTTCCAAGTAGTGATACTCTTGTCATTATCAAAAGTGAGCTGAGAAAGGAGGATTGTGTCAAGTTGAGTGGGCTGGAAGTTACCCCAGAAATCCTTGGCTCCCCGGACAAGTTTGATAAATCTTGCCCAGACTCCAGTATAGAGCATAATCTGCTGCATAAATCCATTATCAAATAACGGATTCTGACCGATCATAAAGGGCTTGTTTGAAGCCACCACTGGGAAGGTATTTCTTTCAATGAAGTCGCAGATCTCATTACATACATCTTCCAAAGGTTTGCCTTGCTTATAAAGCAAATCCATAGTGATTCCACTTATATCCAAAGCTGTGGAACCATACTCCATCAGCTCTTCCTCTTCTTCTGCATCGTACTTATTTTTAAGCACTTTTCTTTTGGGCTTGCCGATGTCTGCTTTCTTACTGTAAGGATAGATATAAGAATTATACCTATCTATCACTTCAAAGGTATCGAGACGAACTGCATGAAGTGATATTTGAGTCGCGGCACTTCTGGTACAGTCAAGACCGCCGGTTTCAAAGTCATAGAATATTCCAACAATGATATTGCCTTTTTCAACTGGTGCTGCCATCTTATTTGTTTTTAATTTCTTCGTAAATACGTTCTATTTCCTTAAATAGCTCTGCCTTTTTGCCATTGTTGACAATCACATAATCATAATCCTCATCATTGAGGTTACGGCGCTCATCTCGACGGAGCCGGGTCTCATCAATCCCAGATTTACGGCGCAGAGCCTTATCTCGCTTAATCAGCACAGTATGGATATCGTAAACTTCTCCGAAGTCATTTCGCAGATTTTCCAGCCCCTTTTCATCAATCACATAAACAGTGCATGGGCCAAAGACTTGCCATTTGGTAGCATAATAATAATATCCACCAAAATGAGCATAAGCAATCAACTCCGTTTTGTCTGGAACGATGTCAATGAAATGATGATCACGCCCCTCCACTTCCGTAGGTCTGGGAGGTCTGGTTGTAAAGGAGCAAATCACATTTGCCTCTTTATGGTACTTCAGGTGTAACGAGGCCAAGGTCTTACCACAGCCAGAGCCACCTACAATACACATGATTTTTAATTTTTCCATATCTGTTTGTGGATTTAAGTATTGTTCTATTCGATAGTTAAGAATCTCCTTCATCAGCATTTTGAGTCTGGTAGGTGTGACCCGGCCACGCTTTCTACTGCCTTTAGATGAGATCTGCAAATTACGTTTTATCATATTGACTTGTACTTGCTGGGGATCTCGCCAATGATACCACGCAATCGCATCGCCATTTTCATCAAAGAGATTGGGCATGATAAAATTCTCAATCTTATCATGGTATATGGTGAGGTCACGAGCCTTGGCAATGGCAGCCTGAATACGGTACCAGCCTCTATAACTGGTACCGGCACATTCAAGCCTGAATTTGCGAAGCTGCTCTTGAACCTGACCGTCCAACTCTTCGCGTATGTCAATTAAAAAAGACATATCAAATCAATTTTAAGAATGAGCTTTTACCGATTTGAAGAGTATTCTTCTCATCATAATCACTCCATTTTATGTTGACCACAGCGACAATCATACGACCCTCTGCCTTCCTCAGTTCCTTCTTCCAAATATCCCAATCATCCCAAATTGTTAGAATATTGGTTTCGGTATTCTGCTGAAGTTCAATCTTGCCAAAGTGCTTGGTCTCACCAGTTCGCCTATCCTTATAAGACCTATCAGTTACAGAGCAAATGGCAGCGCATATCACGCCCTTCCGAACCTCATAGAATATATTATTCAGTTCTGAGAACTCAATGTACTTATAGGCCGAAACACTTTTAGGCTTCTCCAGATTGTCATATATTCTCTTATAGTCAATAGTTCCGTGACCTGAGACGGCTATTTGCTGACGGCTCCACCAATAATGCTTATCACGCATATCTTCCGGAATATCTTTTTCTGTCAGCTTAAATCCTAAGAGACTGGCTGCACTCTCTAAGAGACCATATCGCTCCAATACTGAACCGACGTTTTCAATCTGGTCAAACGCGCCAGCAAAGATGAGGTTCCTGACGCTTCTCGCTGTTACCGGGCAACGCTCACGAACTTCTGCTGTGCCCTCATCTTCAAAACTTTTGAACTTGCTCTTGAAAATACGCTTGATGAAATCCTCCAGATTATAAAATTCGCCATATAAATTGCGTTCTTGAACGATATACTTCACAGCCTTCGGTCCCAACTGTTTGATACGAGATAAAGACCAGTATATCTTATTGTTCTTAAAATCGGCTGTGAAATTCTCACCTGAGATATTGATGTTGGGCTTCTCCAATTCGGTACCTCCCACAGTCTTAATTTCATTCATCAAGACCGCCATTTTATCTTCATCCTGATCTCGCAACACTACAGTGTAAAAGGCAGTCGGATAATATGTCTTTAACCACGCTCCGACATAAGCGGTCAGTCCATAGGCAGTAGCGTGGGAATTACACGTCACCACGCCTTTACCGGTAAGAAATGTGTGATATGGATGCTCCATTTCCACATCATATACGGCAGTGTTGCATAAGAACTCCACTGAAACAACTTGAACGACAGCTGTACCTAAGCCTTTACGCCCCATTTTTACTCGCCCCATTTCATAGTGAGCCTTCTTATGACAACTGGGGCAGAGTGTTCTGATGTTGGAATAATTTTCTCCGACATCAGAATGATCACCATTGACATGATGGATCTCCAGACGCTTTAGGCGCCGGCCACATTCTTCACAATAATCTTTTTTGAGGTGATTCTTGTAATATTCAAGTTTAGTATAGTTGGAATCACGAGTCAGAAAACCCTTATGCCCCTTTTGAACATTCAAAGTATGACTTTCTACATGGTCGTTTGAATGATAACGAGTATTATTCAATCCACCCTTATCTGTAAACCGATAAGAAGTATCTTCCTTGATCCAACCTACACGGATATACATAAAATCCTCTCCTGGGATTAATTCATCAGTACGCTTCTGACCATTTAATGTTGGGTGCTTATGATTGTCTGTTACATCTATGGTACTGCCATTAGCCAAAGTGATACGATAGACTGGCCGGACACCCTGGTAGCGGATATCCACAATTCGATTGATGACCAACTTATCATCTTCATTTAGAGACCAGCAAGTTCCATAGCCATACTTACGATACTTGTTTCTAAGAGCAAGCCGACCGTTTTCCTTGGCCCACTGGTAATCATTCCTTGTACGCCACATATCTCCGATGTTAATCCGGGTGCCAGAACCTTTCTCCTTATGTCTGCCCCAAAGATATTCATGGCCGGCAATACAAGCATTGAATGAATACTTAGCCGCATCTTCAACATTGCTCCAGATTTGGTCGGCCGCCTCTTTAGGACAACCGTTTTGTTTTGCTCCGGCAAAAAATTTGTCCTGAAACTTACGCACCTTCTCCAGCTTCTTTTTACTCAAAGCCTTTACAAGATTCACACCGTCACCAAGGCTAAGTCCACCGACTTTCTGAGCCACACGCGAAATCTGCTCCTGATATACCATCTGAGCAAAGGTGTCTTTCAAAATTTCGTAAGTACCCCAAAGATAAGTAGGCTCATACTCACCTCGCTTTGCCCGGACATAATTGTCAGCAGCACCAGAATCCAAAGGTCCCGGACGGAACAAAGCAACCGAAGCAATCAGATCATTGATATTGTCCGGCGCAAGACGTTTGATAAATTTTGTAATGCCCTCGCCACCCATCTGGAATACGCCCTGAGTGTTTCCGTCACGGATGATCTTAAAAACCTTCTCGTCATTCAGGTATTTTGAGGCTATTTCAAGAATATTATACTTGACACCGTACTCACTTTCCACAAGATTAAGTGTATCAGAAAGCCTGGTAAGCTCCTTAATACCCAGCACGTCGTTTTTCAAGATACCAATAGCGTCAATATCATTACCTGATATTTCGGACACAAGCAAATCTCCCATCTTTCTGATAGGAAGCAGGTCAAAGCACTCGACACGCTCTCCCTTGACATATTCAGGAGTGATAATGAGTGCAGAGGCGTGAATACCAGCAGAACGTGCTTGACCCATAATCGGCAATATCTCTTCAAAGACATCAGGATATTTCTGAATGAAATCCCTCATGCGCTTATCGGTCGAAGCCATCTTCATCAGGTCAGTCCACGTCATATTATCATCCAATATGGCTGTCAAATAATTGGTGGTGGCCTGAGATATTTTATGGGTACGAGCCACATCCTTGATTACAGACTTAATCTTCTCAGTGGTGAATGTACCAGCAGAAAAGACACGCTGGAGGCCGTCTTTATTGTAACGTCTCTCCAGATACGCCTTAACTTCATCACGACGTACTGCGCTAAAGTCGGAGTCAATATCTGGAAGAGAACCGTGATTTCGTTTTACATATCCGTCACCGGCATAGCAGTCAGATACAAGTTGAGTGTCAGTCTTATGAGTTATGCGTTGGATTTTCATGCAGAAGTTTGTGGGGTAAGGTGTGAAGTAAATCACAGTTATCAAACTGAATGTCATCACCTTCTTGCAACTCATCTGCATAAACGGTCAGTTGTTCACCATCTCTGATTACAACTAACTCCGCATCCTTGTCAAGCAAGAGTATTGTATCATTATCAAAGGCCACCTCAAAATAATCTGAGGATTCAATATCATCAGCCATAATCGTTACCTTATCCGGCTCCAAGCCAGCACGCTCCGGCAACAAGAAGCGCTCGAAAATCAAATCGTACTTCAGAGGATCAATAAATGTGATACCCATCAGATAAAGAAGTAAACAGCCACCGGCAGAGCCTCGACCAATTCCAGTCAAGATTCCGTTTTCTTGTGCCCAGTTTAGCTCATCTCTTTGAATGAGAAAGTAATCTACATTGTCGGTACTTTCGATTACATATTTTTCATATTCTACACGCCTACGATAAACTTCTTCTTCTCCTTCCGGCACCAGCTTTCGGAAGCCATCTTCAATCAGCTCTCGAAACATAGTGAGAGTATCACCATATTTTGCCTGCTCCTGGGGTGTCATATCATACTTAGGGGCATAATTGTCACTCAGGTCATAGGCGGCAGTTGCATTTTCTATGATGTCAGCAGTAGCAGCGCACATATCATAAAAAACCTCATCATCATATCTATCTGAGAACAGGGCACGAAATTCAGCATAAATCTCATCAATAGTTTTCAGATACTGTTTATATGATTGCTCGTGCGCGGCGCCGGTATCGACTTTATTCAAAATGATTTTGGTACGCCAGTCCTCTTTGTCAAGATAATACACATCCTGAATCAAAACTGGACGTATATTCATCGAATATTCCAGATTGCCCAGATAGAAGTTGTCAAAATACGCTTTCTGGCTCTGCAACAATGTTGAGTCTATTCTGTCAGCACGATACTCGGTCGTATCTACCTGAAAATATACCCACCCATCAAAAGCGTCCACAAAATCCTGCAAGGCGTTCTTGTTTTCGGTAAGCCAATGACCACTCCATTTATCAAAAACTAAAGTATTGCCTTCAGCAAGATTTAGTAATGTGATCAGGTCAATTTCCTTGGTTTCAAAGCTATCTACCGCAACTGCTTTTTGAATACGCAACATATTCCTAAATCCTTGCTGAGTAGCGGCGTATATCTTAACGCCGACTTTATCCAGACCAATTCGTACTGTCAGGGAATATCCAAAACAATATTTCAGTCCGGCATCAGTAGCTGACTGTTGCAAATCCAAGGAAGCGGCCATAGTATTCCTATCAGCAACTGCAATGCCCTTATATCCAAGGAATTTTGCCTTGGCACACCAGTCTTTTAATAAGCCACTACCATTCAGTAACTCAAAACCTGAATGTAAGCCTAATGGGTAAAACTCACACTCATGTTCAAACTTCGGAGATTCACCTACATACCGAAGTATTTTGAACTGGAGGTCAGAAGGATCCTTACGAATGTCGATATAGTACCACCGACACCCAAAAGGAAATACAATATAATAAATCTCATCTGCTATCAGATAAGAATAATTCTCGATACTGTTGAAAACCACATCCCCATCCTTAGTCTGCCTGAAGATATGATCATAGTTATCCTGAATGAGACAACGGCCAAATCCAGGGATAACAAGAACATCCTTCCTCAAAGAATATATGAGATTATGGTTATCCAGCCATTCTTTTAATGATACCACCTCTTTCATCTCATCCAAGATTAAATTCTCTGACTGTTTTTAGATTATAGGCAAATACTTCATAGATGTCCTCGACATCCATTTCATCCCAGTCTTTGCCAACTCCATCTGGGATGTCTGCAATCAACACATCGAAGTATTTATCCAGCTCCATAGCTATCCGGGCAGTTGTCTCTTTAGCGTCATTATCATACCCGATAACAATCTGCTCCACCCCTTTTTTCTGGAGTTTATACATCTGCTCTTGGCTAATCTTTTTTCCAAAAGTTGCTACCGGCACAATGTGTTTGTTATCATACAACTCCAGCTTACGATTGAGTCCAACCACATCAAACGGTCCCTCACAGAGTATTACCGAATGAGTGGTGCCAGACTCAATCGCATCATAGTTATAAAGCATTTTTGAGAAGCCGTTACCTTCACGCTCATCGGAGTTCTTATACCGACGGATTTTGTAATGGTGCCGGGCATTATAGCTATCAATTTCTTCTTTGCTGAGTATGCTGCGCGCTACAAAACCAACGATACGGCCCTCATCTCGAATTTCAAGAATGATGTAATCTTCATATTCTCGCTCAATACAGCGATTAGTGCCAACTGGGAAATACTCATAATCATCTACCACCCATCCACGCGACTTCAAATAAGCGTTTTTGTAACAGCGCTTATATCCATTAGGCATAGAGATTTTCACAAGCTCGTCATCAAGCTCGTCATCCAACAATGCTGAGATGTCGGTCTCTTCATCGTCAAGTTCTACGGTCTCTGCTGGAAGGAGATCTTCTCGGTCAAGAGCTTTGAGGGTATCTTTCAGAGAACCAAAACGACGATTACAATGGTAGCAATTTGACATTCCAAAACGCTTCTTACCGACATTATTGCCGACATAGATACCATATTTGAAGCCATCATGCCCACAAAAAGGACAGTTGGGAACCAATATATTTCTTCTGGATCCATCCATCTTACCGCCCAAGTCGTATAGCAGCTCATCGGCAATGGATCGCTGAATTTCTAGTGATAAAATCATTTATGTATTCCTGTCATATCACTGCTTTCATCAAATTCATAAAAGGCTTAGGAAGCCTCGCGTGGAAGATTTAAGGTCCTTACCCGGTCATAGAATACTTCATGCTCGTAATCCAATGCAATCCGGAATGGCTCACCTTTCTTGCAGAACCTGAACTTATCCGCATATAAGCGCATCGTCTGTTCACGATATTCACGCTTACTCTGATTAAGTGAAATAAGATGGGTACAAGGTCTCTGTAATCCCTTACATTCTGAAGTATTGAAGGCTGTAAGGACGTTCTTTTCATCATTGACCCATTCAGGATTCTCAATAGTAGCCTGATAAGTGACAACGAACCAAGCATCTGTTTCACCGGCCAAGTCTTTGAGATCTTGTGCCGTAGCAATGCGTTTATGCCGTAATGCTTTGGAATCCCAATTTTTACCTGAAGAATCGGTCAGAAGGTCGAGTGAATCAACCACGACAACATCAGGATACTTACCGTATTTCTCACGATACTTCTCCAAGTCGTTTCTGATGTCTGTGGTTGAAACCTCCTTGCCGAATTTTGGATAAGCCTTGACCCTCAAAGTACCCTTATAAGTATCGAGCAAGTCCTTCAAATGCTCCAGAGTATGATTATTGACCTTGCCAGTCTCATACTCATAGGTGGTAGTGCCACTGAGCATTGCGGAATAAGCATCGGTGGTTTCAGAAGCAGCACCTTCCAACTGGATATGCAGCACATCAAGTCCGCTGATATAAGCTGCATTGTAACCAATCCATCGAGCGATATGGCTTTTACCGACACCAGACATAGCAAGGAACAGAGAAAGCTGAGTGCGAAGATTACGTCCTTTATTCATCTCATCAAGCCCGTCAATATAAAAACTATTGACCATCTTTGAGGAAGGGTTCTCACTACGCATCTTATTCTCACGCAATCTTTCTTCATACGTCTGAGCAATGTCAATAAACTCTTCAGGTTTAAGAGTAAATTGCTGTAGCTTCAATGCTTCGTGAGTGAACGACATCATAGCGTCGAGCCGGGCGCCTTCCTCATATTTCTTAGACACCTCCTTAAAGATTTTCTTAAATTGAACGAGTTTAAGATATTCTTCAAATTGGTCTCTTATACCTTCGGGATTGACACTGGTGGAAACTTCCCTAATTTCTTCCAAAAGCTCTGAAACAGCTCTGGAAGATGAAAGACGCTGTGAGATTATGCCATACTGAGGTGCCGTTTTGTACTCATTAAAATAGCTCTTCAGAGTCACATTTAACAACTGATACTGCGGATCCGGAAGAAATTGATCTTCCATATAGCGGCTCACAACCGAACAGATCTGATTGTTGGTTATGGCACAATTATACAGCTCCGCAAGGAACTCAGAAGTCAACACGTTTTCATTTTTCTTTCCTGCCATGATAAACTTCTTTTCTGTACCGCATAAGCTCTGGGTACTTCTTAGCGGTCATTTTGCCACACTCCACCCAGTTATCACATTGTTTGCAAGCCTCTGAAAGCGGACTCCAACCGGTAGTTGATCTCTGACAGAGGGCAAGCCCTGCATCAGTATTCAAAAACCGTTTTTTGATTGGCTCTTCAGATGCAAGATAAACCATTTTTTTCAATGGGTCTGGTTTCGGTTTCTCTATCATCAAGGTTAGTTGCCCTCTTGATAATTCTGCCTCATCCAGCCATTGATTGATATAATAATTCATGCCGGCCTTACCATCAGCACTCAGGAACTGACTACGATATTTTTCTAAAGCAGCCTGAGAGAACAGGTAAGTGTATTGCCACGAACTGTTAGCAATAGATGTGCGATAACGATATATCTGATAGACCAAATAATCAACTATGCGCTCATCATCAATATCTGAGACACCGAACAATGCCGGTAAAAGCTGCAATCCATTTTGGATATAGAGCGCAGCCATTCCGCTTTGTGTAAACCGCCATTTGGGATTAATCGTCCTCTTCACAACGGTCTCGATCATCTGTCGCACCTTTACGGTTCTTTCTTGTAATTCCATTTTGTCTCAGTATATATTGCAGTTCTCGTCTTGCCCAATAAATTCGGCTTTTCACTATATCTTCACTTCGCTTTTCAAGATGTCCGAGCTTCCATTCAGCTGCTGTTATCTCTCTTATTCGATGACCCTGAACGTACATCATAAAAGGTGATAACCTCTGGGGTGGAATTTTCATCAATGCCTCTAACATTTGGTCTGAGATATTGTCTATCAAATTCCCAAATTCAACTTCTGAAACCATACTCGTTCCATGCTGATATATATCCTCCATCGAACACATCTCAATATCAGTCCAATACTGAGATTCTTCACTTCGTTTTTTGTTTTCGTGCTGACAGGCACGTTTAACAACGATATGGAGCCAAGTCATCAACTTTTGTTCTGGATTGTAGGAGCCAATATAGTTATAAAGTTGAGCTAAACAGTGCTGATAATTATCATCTACATCTTGATAGTTTGCTGTATAATACTTGGTTAGGCTTTTAATATCCGCAAGGTTAGGAACGATATACATATTGAAAAGACGCTCCTTCTCTTTAGGACTTAACTGCCGACATTTTGCAGTCGGTTTGGGGGATTTTCCCGGATCTTTAGCATTGATTGACATTTTGAAGCGAACTTAAAGGGCAAATTATTCATAATGATTTTGTTTTTAGCAGATTAGTTATAGCTTATAGCGATGAATAAAATACATGTAGATGTGTATAGCATCTGCAAGATTATCATCACCATCCACTTCAATGTGGTATCGCTTTTCTGCGAACTCAATCATCATTTTTTTGTCCGCATTGCCCTTACCGGTTCCGTGCTTTTTGATGTCAGAGGGCTTAAATGTTACCACTGGAATATCCAGTGTTTCACAGACTTCCAGTAAGATACCCCGGAACTCACATAACTTCCTAAAGTCTGTGAAATGGCCATAAATAACATCCTCAGCAGCCACAGCTTTGATTTTGTGGGATGTGAGCATATCAATAAGCCAATTCCTAAAAGCCTTATGCTGGGCGTAATCCGGGCCCAGATACTTCGGTGCCTTGTCATTGTTAGGAAAAACCTTGGTGCCGTAATCGCCCAGAGTGTAGTACCCACAGTGAGTAGCCACATCAAAAGCCATTACGTCACCACGTCCTAACTGACGAACATACTCTTCAGTTAACTTCTGCATAACTATTAATTTGAAATGGTTGAAATTCCTTGTTTTTTTACTATTAATAGCTTATGCGGATAGCCTTCTGAGACACCTCCCTGAGTAATGAGTAAGGCGGTCTGGCCGAGCTTGTTCAAAGCCTCACAATAGGTCGCCATACCCATTTCATCAGATTTATCAAGTAGCTCATCTATTATGATGAAATCCAATCCTTTGCCATCCTCACAATTAGAATTTGTGAGAGTGTGAAGAGAAAGGATACAAGCCAGATTCAGTCGAGCCTTTTCGCCTCCGGAGAACTTATGGTAAGATCCACAATCAATACCGTCACGCATAACCTGAACTGAAATCTTATCTCTCAGTTTGCCGGTCTTAGTTACTGTGAAGCCTTCCAGTTTAAGACGTATATCAGAGCCAATCTTCTCCAGAAAGTCATTTACAATCAGGGAAAGCGCGTCAATCTTTTTTCTTGCAATATATGACTTGAACATCACAAAATCCAGCTCCTGCTTCTTCAAAATGTCATACTCTGATTGAATGTCAGAGGCTGATTTTTCGGCTTTCTGAAGATCTGACTGATACTTCTCCAAAGAAGCCTTCAATGAGGCTGTAAAGTCAGTCTGTGGAGCCTCCAACAATTCACGTTTTGATTGCTGGTACTGCGCCATCTGACCCTGAATAAATTTTATAGAAGAAGTCTGCTGGGAAATGTAGTTTTCGCCATTGGTTATACGACCTTCCAGTATGCCATTGATTTCTCCGAACAAACGATTACGCATGACCTCAATCTTTCCATTGATACGGTCAAGCTCATTCTCGGTAGAAATTTGTTGTTTCTGAAGAGATGATACTGAACGCTCTGCCTCATCCAATTCCTTGGATAAGGACACTAATGATGAATATTCTGTATTTAAGTCGAGAGACCGAGATTTGATTCTTTTTTCAATAGTCTCAATCTCATCTGATTTGGTAGCAGCCTGATCATCATAGTGATCAAATTCTTCATTCAGTTTCTTGACTTTGGATTTATTATCCTCCATCTCAGTTCTGAAATTGACAAGATTTACTCGCACCTCTTCAACGGTAATCTCGTTACCGACAAAGAATTTATGCTCACATTTCGGACAGATGATTATGCCATCCATCATAGCGGAATTTCGAGCAATCAAAGTCTCTAATTGAGCCTGACGTGACTTATGAACCTTAATCTGATCCTCAATTTTATCAAGTTGCTGATCAATCTTAGCAACCTCTTTGTTGAATTTCTCAATGAGAGCTTTGTCTTTTTCAGTCAATTCAGACTGCTCTTGGGTATGCTGAGTATAAAGATTATTTTTGCCTTCATAATCCTTCTGAAGCTCTTTTACTCGCTTATTGGCAGCATTTATTTGAGCTTTAAGTTTTTTGATCAGGTCATTTGCGTCAATCAGATCTTTCTTGTATCTTTCTGACAAAACATCAAATTCACTGACAGTCCCAAGCTCATTCACTTCACACATGGACTTTATCTGGTGATACGCTTCCAACAACGCTGTGTCGGACTCTTCCAGATTGGCCACCTGCTTTTGGAGTTGTTGCAGCAATTCAAGACGTTTTTCACCCTTGCTCTTTTTATCCTCAGCAGCCTCGATGTCCTCACGGCATTTTTGTATCTGCCCGTCCAGTCTTTCGATATGCGATTCACGTTCTTTCTGTGCATTGACTTTTTTCTCATCAACCTGAGTTAATTCATTTTCGATAGCTGAGATGGAGCCTTTTACGTTGATAACCTTATTGTTTACCTCATTAAGACGCACAACAATAGGCTCCATATCCGCTTGAACACGAGCAATACTTTCATCAACAATTATGCCGTTGCTAAAACGGTTGATGACCTCTTTCTTATTCTTGTCAGAACAGTCGAAAAAGCTCTCATACTTGTTGTCACACAGTATGAAATTGTTATAGATGTCATCTTTGGAAAGCCCGATTTCATTAAGAATGAACTTATTATAGTCCGATACTGTAGGCTGGATGGTCTTGTCTGTCTCAATCTCCTGACCGGCTGCATCGTATTTATGGCACTCAATAGATTGAGGGGCATTACGACTAATGTTGCGCTCAATAGTGAATGTGGTGTCATTGAAATCGTTATCAAGCCTGAGATAGACATAAGCCTCGTCTGCATGATCATTGATGATTTCCTCAACACTTTTAACCTTGCGGAGCTGCTCACCAGTCAATGCAAAAGAGATCGCTTCGATAAGTGATGATTTACCGGAGCCATTGCAGGGCTGTGAGGCATTATCCTCATTTCTACCAAAGATAAGAGTAGCTACACCCTGCGATATGTTTAATGTTGCCTCGTGAAAAGAGACAATATTTCGTATTCTAATTTCTGATAATCTCCACATGGTTTAGCCCTCCAAATATTTGATACCCAGCCTACTGTCAATCGCATTTTCATTGCAATAATTCTGATATTCCTTCTTTATGCCCTGCTTGTCATATTTTTCGTGAATATCAGCAGCAGCTGATTCATTAGGTAAATTGCTGGCCGCCACAACTTCAACCTTGTGAAAGCCTAAGTCAATAAGTTTCTGCTTATCAAGCATTTTTGCCTGCTTGTCATCGCATTTTACCTTGACTTTATACTTGTAGCGATCATCTTTATCCAGAGTGAATTTCTCAACACTCTTAGCATCCAGTTCAATAGTCTGATACCTGGTGTTGACTTCATTCTTGACAAAACCATAGGATCCATCGGCATACAAAAGGGTATAACCCTTCTCTTCATCTTCACCAAAGTTACCCTGGCGTGATGAACCGATGTATTCAATATTGGTATTTTTGATTTTGACCCGATTATGATAGTGTCCGCATAGTACGGCCTTGAAATCGAGTAAAGGAGCCTGGGGTAATTCTCCGTCTATTTCAAAATCACCTAACGCACCATGCACTCCTTCATGGATATAAAGGATGATGTCGTTTTTAGTGAATTGTGGATATTGTTCGAGAGTGTTATTAACAGCCGCTTCCAGTTTATCCAAAAATGAACCATTCTCAGGGAAATAGCTCATAAGAAGCAGACAGAAGTCACATCCATCCCAAACCAAAGCCTTATAGACATCTACCACCTCAATACCCTGTAATCCAGACCATAGGTGATTATATCCTTCAATGGCTTCTTGATCAGTTTTATCATGATTGCCTTCGCCTATTGTCACATAGACACCTTGGCTCACAGCTTTGGTCAAAGCTGCTTTAACGGCAAGTAAGGTAGAAAGTGTTTGAGCGGCCCTGGTAGTGAACATATCACCGGCGATAACGACTTCCTCGACCCCTTCACGTTGACACACTGACAACATTTCATCCCAGTTCTTATTGAACTCAGCTATGTTGTCTTTGTTAACGTGTATATCGTTTATTAACAAAGCAATAGCCTCTTTCATATTCCTATCTGAGATTTTAGATTAAAGAATGAGAGGGCACAGGCATTGAGCCAATGCCCTCTCGAACTGCATGAATTATTATCTAAAGACAGGAATTATCTTAGGCGACGCTTGTGAAGTCTACGAGGAGGTACAGAATCCGAGGCCGGGGCCTCATCTTCTTTCTCTTCCGGAGCTTCAGGCTCTGGGTCAGGCTCTGAAGCTGTTTCGGCTTCACTTCCCGGACGTGCGCGGCGTGCGCGGCGACCAGTTTCAGGTGCCGGTGCAGGAGCGGCCGGTGCTTCTTCAGTCTCGTCAGGGTCAGGATCTTGCCCTTCATCATCTCCCTCTTCGGGATCTTCTTCAGGTTCCTCTGCCTTGGGCTTGGGAGCACGGCGACGGGCCGGTGCAGGAGCTGGAGTCGGATCTTCCTTGGGCTGCTCTTTAGGCTGCTTGGCCTGCGCATCGAGAGCTTCATCAATTTCTTCAAGAAGCTGGAGATTGTTCTTTGTGCGAGAGATACGCACGTCAAGATCCTTGGCCTCGATAAACATACGGATCTTCTCGCGGAGCTCCTGATATTCATCAGACTTTTCATTCAAACCCTGATCAACGATGCTGTCATACTCGTTATAGAGTGAATCAATAGTGACCTCATCTTTGTCGCTATCCTTACCGGAAGCATTTGCAAGGTCAAAGTGTGATGTGTCATCGGCCGGCAGTTCACCCTTTAAGGTCTCAACAGCTTCGATAAAGTCAGGCTCTTTGCAGACTTCCATATCGTGTTCCTCATCATATTGCTGGAGGAACGCAAGTGTAGCCTCCATCTGATAACGAGTGTAACGATAGAGCTGTTCGGGGAGGCGCGGAAGTTCAAGCAGCTTCTCAGCTTCAGCTTCCGTGATGTCAAGTGTCTTACGACCAATTTCAATCGTATAGCTGGTTTTATTATTTTCAGTTTTACGAATGACCTTAACTGGATAAGCGTCAGTAAAACCACTGATAGGACATGTATCCTGACCGTCATCGGCCTTTAGTTCGGCCCAAAGACGCATTTTGGCAGCATCAAGATCCTTGTACTGGCTGTGTGAACATTGCCATACTTGTGGACCTTTTGCACGTTCCTTGTCACTGGAAACATCAAGCACCATAAGTGCGTGCTGATAATTCCAGCGAATACCGCCTTCATACGAAGAACTGGTGAGGAGCTTCATCAGAGCCTCGTCATCACCATACATCTCCTTGGCAATCTTAACGTAGGTGTCAAGAAGGTCAACTGACTTGCCGACTTCTTTATCGGTAGTACGAATGACAGGAATACTGAGTTTTTTTGGCTTTTTACCCTTCTTATTGGGAACCTTAATTCCCAGGAAGAACTGATGGACGGCATACTCATAGCCCTTACGATCCATCGGGAGAATGTTACCCTCATTGTCGAAAGAGGGTGCCAGAGGCAATACGCGGATTGAATACTCGCCGTCCTCGCCCATACGGAATCTCTCTACTTTGGGGGCACCGGCTTCTTGCTTTGCTTTTTCTTCTGCCTCGGCAAAAGTGAGTTGTGTTTGCTGGAACGCTTCAAATGCGCTCAGTTTTCTTTTTTCTTCGCTCATCTTTAGATAATTTGCGCGAAGAGATAAAATTGCTCCAATCTACCTCTTGATTCAAGTAGGCTTGGCTATGCAGTTCTCGCATTTCAGGATCTCTCAAGTCCTCATTACGGGGAACCTCAATGCCCCATTCCTTTAGGGCATATTCAACGACTTTCTCTATAACGCCGTTGACATCACTTGCTTTCTCCGATTTTAAGTCGCAGTATTCAAACTGCTCATTATTTATTTCGACGATATGAATCGGAGCAAACATATCCTCGAAATATCGATAAAGTGCAGTAGTGCCAGGATGGTTGGGCAAAGAGTCCGATATGTATTTCAGCACCACTGAGAAAAAATAGGACAGATAAGGTAAATTCCTATTTCGCGTATCATCACAAACAACGAATAGATAGTTTTCATTGTCGGGCAGCTTTTCACATACCTTCTTGAACTCGTCAATAAAAGTGTGTCCGGCCACCTTTCGCAACTTTCCTTTTCCTTTAATCATGTCTTCATACTGGTCATGTCATTTGGTTTTCGTTGCTGTCATCAATTTTCGATGGCAAAATTAAGAAAACATTTTGACACCACAAAATATTTTTGAAAAAAATTATACCTGAATACTAAATACAATGTAATATACTGGTTTATAGTAATGTAAATTTAGCAGATGATGTATAGTTATATCTTCTCGCGCATACGTGAACCTTATAAAAGCAGACAGCTATGAATGTAAATAAAAGTTAAATTTCAAAATCGCTCTGTCATTTTATTCAAAAATATTTGGAGAGTCCAAAAATAAGCATTACTTTTGCATCGCAATGTTGAATTGGTGCATCAACAATGCGGACATACGGAATATACGTTGAGTCCGTTTAGGCTCATTCAATATATTGCAAATCCCCCGCGATCTGGCACCACCTTTGAGATTGCGGGGGATTTCTTTATCCCCCAACATCCCGACATTGCCTGGTGCCAGCTTTGAGTGTTTCAAGCAACCACCAGTACAACATTGAAAGCCGTAGCGGGCCTTTAACTTCTGCAACATGGCAATCCGGCACAACAACGATGCGTGGATAGATGCAATGCAAAGTTAATGCAAAAAGCAGTCGTTGGCAAGTAAGATGAAACACTCTGGGACGAAAAATCCATAGGGAGCGGCAAATGATAATGCCAAGGCTCTATGAGCCGAGAGATAACTTCAAGAACACCTATGGTGCTGACGGCATATTCACAACCCACCGGGCACGTCTGAGACTCGCAGGGATATAGCGAGAGTCGCGGGGTAGGAATGATGATCCGCATTATCATCATTAGGCAAGTGCGACTATAAATAAGATTTTGCCCTGTGCAACAGTATAACTGTACGCAATGAATAAGCAATGCACAGCGAGTAGGGCGAAACTTCAGTTTAACCCCCTATAAGGGGTAACTGTGTTCGTAAACTACCGCAATGAATATTTTTTTGAGCGCACACGAGCGCAAGTGATGAAAGCAGTGTTTCTTAAAAACTTCAGCAATGAAAGAGAAGAAACAAAATCTTTTAATTGTTTTACTGCTGATATTGCTTGCGTTTTCTTTGGTCTTAAACTGTCTCCAAGGAGAACAAGTCAGCAGACTGATGAATGAGATGAGAGATATGGAATACATACAGTCCGTACTCTCATCACACATCGAAGAATTGGAGCGTGGGGAGGGCGAAGAGTATGGAAATGAATAATTATACTCTTGATGATTTGAAAAAAGCCGTCTCTGTGCTCGAAAATCACAATCACACCAGAGATTTTCAAGCTCTGGAAGAAATCTTGCCTCTGGTACTTGTAATCCTCAAATCTCAGGTCAGAAAATCTAATCTTCCGGAAGGAGCCAACAAATTCTATGCTCCAGTCTGGGTAGATGTCCTTTTAGAACGTCTCAGTTCAAGTGATCAACCATTTTCTGATGAAGAATACTGTGCGTTCCGAGCTGATGTCGAAAAATTATCAATAAGTGATTACAAAGTAGCCAATGATGATTTTATTGGCTATGTGCCGGTTTTTACTTCTATAGAAGGGATTACAGAAGTGATCTTGGCATTGAAACATTACTTTGGGTTTCTCTAATCTATTATTAGGTGCCGGGCATACCGTTATGTCCGGCCCAATATTTTTATTATATGAAACAATCAAAAACTATCAAACCAAATGATAGCTGTTCAGACAATCCCGGCATGACTGCTGAGGAATGGCTGAACAATGAGAAGCTATCAGTTGATATTTGGCACAACAAATATCAGCAAGGAGATGAGACGTTTGAAGGATGGTTGGATCGTGTATCAGGAGGCAATGAGCGGATCCGACAACTTATCAAAGAACAAAAATTCATCTTCGCCGGGCGAATACTCTCAAATCGTGGTGTGACTGACCGAAAAATTACTTATAGTAATTGCTACTGTCTGACACCGCCACAGGATTCTCTGGAGTCCATTTTTGAGGCTGGCTCTAAACTCGCTCGTACATTCAGTTATGGAGGCGGCAGTGGTGTCGATGTAAGCAATCTCAGACCTAAAAATGCTCCGGTCAATAATGCCGCTAAAAGCACATCAGGTACTGTGAGCTTTATGGACTTTTACAGCTACATTACCGGTCTTATCGGGCAAGAGGGAAGACGCGGTGCATTAATGATAAGTATTTCATGTGAGCATCCTGACCTTGTGGAGTTCATTAACTTGAAATCCAATCTCGATGTATGTACCAAAGCGAACATTTCCGTTCGCATGACAGACGCTTTTATGCAGGCTGTGGAAAGTGGTTCAGACTTTACTCTCCATTTCACTATGGAAGATGGCTCAGAGATTACAAAGATTGTAAATGCACGAGAAGTTTTTATGCTTCTTGCTCAGCGCAACTGGGAGATGGCTGAACCTGGTATTCTATATTGGGATCGTATTGCTAATTACAATCTTCTCCAAAACACTGGGTTTAAGTATGCAGGAGTAAACCCATGTGTTACAGGTGACACTCTTGTTCTGACAGAGAATGGTTATGCGTCCATAGCATCACTTGTTGGTCATAAGTGTGTGGTGTGGAATGGGTATGAATGGTCTGAAGTGGAGCCAAAACTTATGGAAAATAATGCACAAGTGTATGAAATTTCCTTTAGCGACGGCACTTCTATCAAATGTACGGATTATCACAAATTTCCAATTAATACTGGAACCTATCATAAGGCAGTAGATACCCGTAAACAGCTTAAAGACATCAAGGTTGGTGAAAAGCTAATCAAATGTGCATTCCCAATAATCTGTGGACCTTCGGAAAATTCTGGAGTGTGTATGTATACTCAGGGATTCTTTAGTGGCGATGGATATTATTGTGCAGACAGAGTTACGCCATATATCAAATTCTATGGCAGAAAACAATATTGCATTCCTTTATGTGATACTATAAATCAGAGAGGGGGAGATTCAATGTCAACTACATATTCAGTTAATGTTAAGTATCATAAAGAGTTTGTGCCCGACACTACCTTTAGCGTACAAGACCGTCTGGATTGGCTGGCTGGTATAATAGACTCTGATGGGTGTCGCAACTCTAAGGATGGTGCTATATCAATTTCGAGTATTAATCGTGATTTTCTTTTGAAAATCAAATATATGCTCAATACGTTGGGTAGCACCGGTGTTATTTCTCTTATGCACGAGGAAGACAGTAGACAACTGCCATCCAGTGTAAAGGGTGAGTCCAAGGAGTATCATTGTCAAGACTCTTATCGTCTTACAATTAATGCTTCCAATATGCGGATTCTGCTAATAGCTGGATTAAAAACTCATAGAGTTGAGGTATTTAGTGCCCCTAATCGTAATGCTACCAGATTTATTAAAGTTGAATCTATTGTTCCTTGTGGCAAAGAAGATGTATTCTGCTTTAACGAACCAAAGAATCACACATTCATAGCAAATGGGTGTATCACTGGCAACTGTGCTGAAGAGCCTCTGCCGGCTGGTGGTTCTTGCCTCCTTGGAAGTATTAACCTTTCCAAGTTTGTAGAGAACCCATTTACGGGCCATCCTATCATCAGGTATGATGATCTTGCAAAAGCTGTTGAGTGCGCCATTTATGCCTTGAATGACGTGCTGATGGAAGGATTACCATTGCACCCTCTTCAGGAGCAACGTGATTCTGTTGCAGGCTGGCGTCAGATCGGTCTGGGAACTATGGGTCTTGGAGATCTATTACTGATGTGCGGTCTTAAATATGGTGCGCCGGAGTCTATTTCAGTCATTAAAACAATCTATCATCTGATTGCAAGTACAGCCGTCAAAACCTCTTTGCAGCTTGCCAAAGATAAAGGGTGTTTCCCGAATTGTACTCCCGAAATCAAGGAAGCGATGACTAAGTGCGATTTTATTCGCAATCTTGACCTCCCCCAAGAAGTATTGTATGAGATTAAAGAATACGGTCTCTACAATTCACAGCTTCTCACTTGCGCCCCCACTGGAACAATCGGCACCATGCTTCAGGTCAGCACCGGAGTTGAACCAAACTATGCTTTCTCATACAATCGCCGCACAGTATCACTCCATAAAGAAGAAACCGATTATAAAGTTGATTCAAAAATTGTTGCTGATTATAAAAAAGTGACTGGGAGTGATGCTCTCCCGGAATATTTTGTGTCAGCAGAACAGATACCTTATGAGAGACGTATAGAGGTTCAGGCCACGTTACAACGCTTCATTGATGCGTCTATCAGTTCTACCGTGAACTTGCCTAATTCTACCACAGTTGAAGATGTAGCCAATCTCTATCTTCTTGCTTGGAAAAAGGGGTTAAAGGGTACAACTATTTGGCGTGATGGCTGTCAGCGCCAGGCTATTCTAACCAAAGAGGAGAAAAAAACTGAAGAGAAACCAGGTCTTAAACGTGGTGAAATACAAAGAGCCTCTGACGATCTTGTTGGGAAAAAGAGAACTTTGCAAACCGGGTGCGGCACCCTTCATCTATCTGCTTGGTTTGATAAGAACACTGGAGAATTGGTTGAAACATTTTTTAGTAAAGGTTCTACGGGTGGGTGTGCATTGTTTATGACAGGTCTTTCTCGTATGACATCACTTGCCGCTCGTGCAGGAGCTCCAATAGAAGCTATCGTTGACCAGCTTCTGTCAAGTGGCACTTGTCCATCTTATGCTGTGAGAACAGCAACTAAGAAAGATACCTCCAAGGGTTCCAGTTGTCCTGTTGCAATTGGTAACGCTTTGCTTGATATGTGTCGTGAATTGCAGTTGGAACAGATGCAAGCATATCGTCATATTTTGGATGGGCATTGGATATATAACAGTTCCGAGATTGCTGAGAATCCGGCACTTTCTCCCAAATGCCCCAAGTGTGGAGAGCCCATCCAGATGGTAGAAGGGTGCATGACATGTCCGTCCTGTGGCTATTCTAAATGCAGTTGACCTTATGCTGAAGTATAGCGACATAATGATAGGATCACAAGAGATTCCTGGTGAGGCGTCTCTTGTGATCAATATCACGAACTGTCCTTTCAGATGTAAGGGATGTAATGCAAAACAGCTATGGGAAGATGTCGGAGAGCCGTTATCTTATGAAAATCTCAATATGCTGATAGACTCAACTCTGCAAGACATTACTTGTGTTTTGTTTATGGGTGGGGATATTGCGCCAGATGAGATTAACGAACTTGCCAGCCACATTCGAGCCAACTATCCTAAGTTAAGAATAGCTTGGTATAGTGGTGGAGAGACTATCACAGTCTTTACTGAATATAAAAATTTTGATTACTTGAAATTTGGCCCATTTATCAAAAAGTTAGGTCCTCTCACTTCTACAAAGACCAATCAACGATTATACAAGGTAGAAGGTGGTGTTCTGAGGAATATAACAAGGCTTTTATGGTAAGTATCACAAGCAAAATGAAAATCGCAATTTTCGGTCATAAACTGGAGGTTGCGATTTTTCATTTGTCTGGGTGCAAGATTTTTAGTAATTTTGCGCTACTTTCCGTACATTGGTACTGATAACAACAAATTCAAAATGGCTATGAGACAGTCGATATTCATTCTTTTATTTGCTCTGTTGCTGAGTGCTTGTAGCAACAAGGACGCAACCCCTCAACAATGGGAGTACACTATTGTATCATTCCCTGGATCCAAGTTGCCCACAGTGTATAGTCCGAATGATAAAGAGGCACTAATAGAGTTAAGCAACTCTCAACCACTAAACTTTCCAGAAGCATCAGCTATTCCTAATTCTCTTAATCTTTATGGTAAAGATGGCTGGGAACTTGTTAGTGCTTACACAACGGTTGAGACTGTTTTTCCGAATTTTGGAGATGCAAGTTATCATACCGGAATGAAAGACAATACACGAACTAATACGATAAATTTTGTATTCAAGCGTATCAAACAAGCTGAAAAATAAATTTAATAACAATGCACCGGGAAATTACTCGGTGCATTGTTTTACAGCTTCGTGTATGTAATGACTGTTTCTGGCATAGTAAACAGCATCTTTCAGAGTCCATCCCGTAGGACGTAAGGGCTTCAATC